TCACTTCATTTCTCTTTTTCTTTTACGTCTGACTTTCACTAAGTCCTCATATACCATCCATTCTTGACCTGTGTATTTAGGCGCTTTACATATCCACGTTAAATTCACATCTCTATACTGATATCTGAATATCTTCGCTTTGATGTTGGCAACTTCAGTCGCCTTACCTTTAACGTCTATAACTTCAACCAGTTTCCCTTCCTTCCACAAAGAGAAATCGGCTATATACGTAATCGGTCTTTGCTTCCCAAATTTAGGTTGTAGTTCGAATTTCGGTTGTATTTCGATATGATCATAATTAGTTCCATTCATATTACTTTCTAAATATTGGTAATATTCACATTCTACTTTGCTATCAAATACAATTCCTTTGTACTCAACTTTCTTAGCGTTGTATTTACTCATCGTACACCTCTAAATATCAAATATCGTTGCTTGTAACCCTAATTCTTGCTCATATAGAAGCCCGTGAGCGCCTTTAAATCGTTTTAGGTCACTATCAGTCATAATTTTCTTTTCGTCGCTGAAATGGGCTCCTGTGAGCGAATAAACTTCATTTACGTTGTCTTTATACTTGATGACTTTGATATCTTCCGTGCCATCTTCTCGGTATAAGTAATATTTTTCTTTCGGCATTTTTAACACTCCTTAATATTCGACGATTGCGGGTCTTTCTTCTTTTTCTTTCAACTTATCATCAATAAGTTTTTTAAGTTTCTCTTGGTCTCCGTTTGCAAAATCAATCATCTTTTGAGCATATACATCTCTACAATGTAATATTTCTTTTATATTTTGTTTTGTGATTACCACGCATCTCGCTCCCTGAAATCGTCTCCGATTACTCTTACTTTTCTTGCTCTTTTTTTCATTCTCGAATTTATACGTTGCCAGTTCATATTTTGATTTAGTTCTTTATCACTAAAGTTAGTTGTAAAGATGTTGTTTTTACCTACTCTGTTATCAACAATGCTGAAAAGTTTATTTAAAGTGTGCTCTGTGTTTTCTACACCCATATCATCTAGTACAAGTAAATCAATATCACTTAGCAATCTGACTAGCTCGTCTGTAGTCTCTACTGCATTTTTGTTGTATGTCGCTTTGATACGATCCATCAACATTGGTATGTGCATAAAAGCAACCGTATGCCCTTTAGCTTTAACTGCTTTTGCGATAGCGTATGCTAGGTGGCTTTTACCAGTTCCGTATGAACCTTGCAATATTAATGATTTTGGCTCTTTTGTAGAGAAGCCTTGAACGTACTCTATTGCTGTTTGTTTAGCGTGTACTTGTTTTTCATTTTGTGGCTTGTAGTTTTTGACTGTTGCATCTCTTAAAGACGGATTAACGTTTGATTGATTGAATATGTTGTTTATCTTCCGTTGCTTGTTTCGCTTATATTCCTCATAGATTTCACATTTGCAACCGTCTTTATACTCGTAACCATTCGGGTGTTTTTTAGTAGGAGCAAACTTATATAAGTCGTATTCACTTCCACATCTCTCACATTTCAATCCTTTTTCGACATGAGTAGGTTGATATTTTTTCAAGCTTTCGTTTATCTTTTCGCTGAATAGTGGTTTCATAATATCCCCCTAATCCCAATAACTTTCGTCGTACTTCATGCGTTCCAATTGATTCGTGCCAGTTGGTTGTATTTTTTGATTGAGGTACCCCTCAAATTTACTGCCAAAAAGTGTTTCTGGTCTAAGGTATTTATCGCTATCCGTGTTTAACCATTCAGCTGTTTTGATATCAATCACCTTTTTAAAATCCTCCAACCTAAAATCTTGATTCCATCTTGCTTTAATAAAATCTTTTGTTTTAGCTGTATTATGTTTAAAATGCTTTCCTGCTTTTTTATTTAAGTATTCGATAATTTCTTTATAGGGAATGGAAGACACCGTCGGGTTGCCCGACAATATACTTCCTTCATTATTAGTATTGTTATTATTAGTTAAATCATTATTAGTACTATTATTATTAGTAGTACGCCCTTTTCGGTTTTCCGTTTTTCCGTTTTCCGAAAACCCGTTTGCCGATAATCCGTTTTCCGAAAATGGCATTTCGGTTGGTTTTTCGTAAACTAAGTATTCAAAACCTTTAAACACACCGTTTTCAGCTCTTTTTTGTATTCTGTGAACATATTTATTATCCATAAGTTCTTGAACGCCACTATTGATTGATTTTTGTCCATCATTCATATGTTTAACTACTTCTGACGTGTATATTTGCCAATTGTCAGGACGACTCAGGAAATACAATAATATCCCTTTAGCTTTAGCACTTAAATTACTATCGAACACAAAAGATTTATGCACAGTTACAAAATCGCCACTTTCTTTTATCGTTCTAAATGTTGCCATTTTTTTATCTCCTTTCTGTTATAATTAATAAAAATATGATTAGGAGTGAATAACTTGAAAAAATGTTTCATTGCTTGCCCTATAGGTACTGATGATTCTAAAGTAAGAAGAAACTCTGATTTTCTTTTACAATCCATCATAAAACCTGCTTTAGAATCAGATTTTGAAATCCAACGATCTGACCTTATATCATCGACCAATAAAATCACTGATGAAATAATTGGTGGATTAACGAATTCTGAATTAGTTATTGTAGATTTGAGTACGCATAACCCGAACGTATTTTATGAATTAGGTTACAGACACGCTCTAGAGAGACCAACAATTACTATGATTAACAAAGATGAGAATATCCCTTTTGATGTTAGCGCTTACCGTACAATTTACTACAGCGAATTATACGCGGATGTAGTAAATGCCAAAGACCAACTTAAAGAAACCATCAAAACATTTACAGATAATGATTTCAATTTTGAAAATCCAGTCAATAAGTATAATAATATCGATAATGAATACGGTGTTTTAAATAGACATTTGTTAGATATAAAAAGCGATTTATCCGAATTAAAAGAGTTTCTACCTTCAGTGACCAAACAAGACCCTGATATTCCCGCTGATTCTATGGTAAGAATGATGGAACTTGCCGTTCAGTATCCGGATCAATTTGAAAGATTGATGGAATTGCAAAACAAAAACAGTCAATAACCCTTCCCTTTTAAGAAGCCCTCTAGATATTTAATTCGGGCTTCTTTTTCACGCAATTGTTTTTGTTGATATTTTATATAGTTAATAGCAAAGCGTATTAATATTTTGTTCATTTCTCTTTCTCTCCTTTCAGCATTTTATTGAGCCTCTCATCAACTTTTAGCCATGAGTCATGCAAGTGATATTTATCATCAAACGACTTAACGCCAATCGCATGTTGCTGGTTATGATGTTCGCGACATAACGCTAATACATGTTTGTTGTAGTGATTCATTTTGTTTCTGTTCATTCCTCTGCCGACTGCTTCATAATGCGCTAGGTCTGCGTGAGGCTTTCCACAAATTACACAGTTGCGGTTAACAGTTGACCAGTATAAGAACGATTTATCTTGTTTCAGCAAGTCGCTTGTTTTGTAGCTAAGTGGTATGTCATTGTAGAACGTCCAGTCAAGCGTTGCTTCAATGATTTGACTTGCTTGTGTTCTCGTACAATTACTTAGCGAAATACGTTCATCATAGCCGTAGTACGTTCTTACAAACTCGATGAACATATGTCTCATATAGTCCATTGGTTGACCTGTATGTTCTTCTATGTCTTTGACAAGCGCGAATATTTTTCGACGTTGCTTGCCGGTAATTTGAAACGGATCTATAACGTTTACATCTACTTCTACATCAAACCCGTTATCAAGTAGTAATGTTTCTTTATTGCCTAATTCGACACCCGAGATGACAACTGTTGTTGTGCCGTCGTCTTGAGTGATATAACTAGTAATTTTTGGCATTTAATCATTCCAATCAGAACGGTAAGTCAGAAAAGTCTTCTTCGGTATTGTCGAACGGATTATTACCAGTTTGAGTTTGTCCGTTGTGTTGTTGGTTATTCTGTTTGTTGTTATTCTTCGGTTCTAAGAATTGAACGCTGTCCGCTACTACTTCTGTCACAAATACACGTCGCCCTTCTTTGTTATCGTAACTGCGTGTTTGTAATCGCCCGTCTACACCTGCCAGTGATCCTTTAGAAAGGTAGTTTTTAACGTTTTCAGCTTGTTTTTTGAATACTACTACGTTTATAAAGTCTGCTTCACGCTCGCCTTGAGCATTTGTAAATGTTCTGTTTACTGCTAATGTGAATGTCCCTACATTTACGCCATTTGGCGTGCTTCTTAATTCTGGGTCTTTTGTTAATCGCCCTACTAATACTGTTCTGTTTAACATTATTGTTTCTCCTCACTATCCAATTGTTTTAATCCCGCATCTAATTTTTGGTGTGCTTCTGCGATTTGTTTTTGACTCAATTTATTAATGTTAGAGATTTTTAGCCATCTCATTGTTTTATCTATAGTTGCATCTCGTCCCTTTTCTTGAGATAAACTCACGAACTGATTGATACGCTCTTCTAATTCTGTAATATCATTGTCACTTGCACTTGGAAGTTCCTCGCCGTTGTAGATATATAAACCTAAACCGTGTAAAGCCGAAGCTTTAACGAAACATCGTTTTTGCGCTTTGTTAATATCGAAAGTTGTTGCACTACCTTTAGCAAGCGATTTATTTCTAAAGTCCAATACTGGAAGCCACTCAGTCTCTGTACTATCTTTCACAGTCACAGATACCTGTACAAAATAGCCTTCTGGTGTAGCCAAATAAGGTACAAAATAATTTTTTGTGTTAATATCTGGATGTGGAAACTCGTGTACTTTTACTGTGTAGTTTGGGTCAATCTTTTTCAGCTCTTGGTGTGCATATGACCATGCTAGATAAGTTAATCCATTTTTTTGTTCTGTATGATCATTCACGTTTTTACTGTTCAACTGTTCAAATAATGTTTGTTCAGTCATGTTCTACCTCCTCGTACTCAATTGTTTCTGTCACTGTTTTCTTGATTGCTTTGTGATAATCCATATTGATACTCGCTTCTTCCATACCGTTAAACTCCCTAGCTCTATTTCTATTTGTGGAGTAACTAATATCTGAATTGTTATCAGTTGGTTTGTTAGTTATATAAATTGGCATATCTCTATGACGAATGATATAAGTTACAGTCTGCTTCATAGCAACCTCCTACCATTTCATGACTAAGTTAATTAGTCTGTCATAATCATCTGCGTTTTCTTCAATCCATTCGTAAATAGATTGATTTAATATGTCTAATGCTGTGTATAGATCGTTCTCATTAGTTATGTTTATGCCGTCGATAAACTTATCTTCTAAATCTAAGATATTCACCAGAATGCTGTGGTCCTTCTTCTTAACTGCTAATTTAAAATCAAATCCGTCTACATTAATTACCTTCTGACATACATCGCCTATTTCGTAATACATCTTGACTTCCTCCGTTTTTCGTTTTATATTGAACGTGAATTAATTTTGCTAATCGTTTGTCTCTGTTACTTGTTGGCGCAAGTAGCAGTTTTTTTATCTTATTATCAGAGATGCTTCATAAATTGTGCCTTTTGGTTCGCCCGGCACTACTATTTGGCCGACCATTAAATATTGATGCACTCTTCTTCTGGATGATTTCTTAAGTTTTAAATTGTGTAATACTATGTCTCCAGTATGTCTATCTAAATATTCAACAAGATAATTTCTGTTCTGAGCCGACATGTAAATATGCGGGTTGTTGTACTTCTTTCTATATTCAGTGATCGTTTTAACTTCATCATCACTTAAAACAGCTTGTTCTGCCTTTCTTTCCCATTCCACACTAGGTTTAACGTATTCTTCAAACCAAGTCATTTAATCATCCACCCCATAAAAGTATTCTTTATAAAATATGAATGTCCCTATACTTGCGAATCCTGCAATTGACCACGCTGTAGTGAAGTATAGAAACGGCATGAGTACAATTGCTAAGACTGTGAAGCATAATACTGCTAATAGATAGCTTTTATATGTGTCACTCATTTTCTTTTTTCTCCTCTTTGGTTGTTTCATCGTTTATCAAACCTTGCATTTCCATTAATTTTTGAGGTATACCAGCTTTTAACTGGATTTCGTATAACATTTGTTGAATGTGTGGTGGCACTTCTACCATTCCTTTCGTGTATAATTTAGTTATCTCCTAGTGAAAGGAGGTGATAAGTATGGAATTTAATGATTTTCAAAATTTCTTTGGTGAACTTAGTAATCAAGCCGAAAAAGAATTCGGTGGTGACAGTGACTTTTTTAGAGATAGAATAAATAAGTTGAAAGAAGATGCTCCTGAAAACGTATCTTACGAAATTATTTATTCAATAGCTTTATACGAAAGCTTAAAAGCTCAACAAGATATGAAAATTTTGAATACAGTTAAATATCTTTTAAATCGTGACTAGCAATATCCAACAATGATTTGCTCTGAGCATTATTAATTTTTGGATAATCAAAATTTCTAAGTTTAAATCTTGTGTTTTTCTCAATCTTCCAAACCTTCCAAGTCGCAACTGCCATTGTGATGAGGAAGGTTGTTTTGTATAGTGTGTTCATTTGTTTATGCTCCTTTCGTGTATAATGTTGTTTAAGAGGTGCATTGCTCGGGTTATAGTACTTTAAATTCAACACCGTCTATTTGAACGAACAGATTATCTAAATCAGGGATTTGTTTTTTATATAAACCAAATCTTGATTTAATATCTTTTAATAAATAGAGTTTCAAATCTCCAATTGATAATAGTTGTCTATTACCTGCTTCGTCATAGTAGTAATAAATGACTTTTTTGTTTTGATCTTCCATTTGCTGCGCCCTCCTGTTAAGCAGTTACGTTAGCTTCATAACCGAATTCAGTCATGATTTCATGTATTTTCAATCTACCTTTTTGTGTCCATCTAGTTTGTAAAACTGTGTCTTCTCTACCGTCAGAGCGTACAATTGGTATAGTGTCTGATTCTGTGTAACTCTTGCCCATGTGTTCTGAGTAAAGCACCCACTGTTTATTCACTTTTCGTTGTAATCTAGCTTCGTGTAGTAGTTTGTTTAACTTTTGTGCTGATATACCGTAGTCTGCCGCGATTTGAGTTGTGGCTAATGTGCCAGTTGACTTTAAGATTTCATCTACATAGTCTGCTTTGGGTTTTAGTTCTCCGATTTCTTGTTGTAAAAGTAAGTTTTGCTCTTTTTCTTTCTTATACTCAGTCAACACTGTAATGATGTAGTCTGGATCTTTTAATGTTTGTTCAATTACATTGTCTGTTGCGTAGATACCGTGTTTGCGAATAGCTGGTAGGACTTCCATCGCCAACCAATCTTGAAATTTTTCTGCTACAGCATTACCTGCTTTGAAAGCCAACTTATATACCATTGGTTCTGGTATGAAATCGCCTTTCCCAACTTCTTGGGAAAGATATTTACCTAAATATTTATTGATAGTTTCCCAACGAATATATTGTTTGCCGTTTTTAAACTGAGTGAACCCCAAACTTTTTGCGACAGTTTCTAAATCGAATAAATTATTTTCATTATCTTGTTTGATTAAGATTGAAAACATGTCGTTACTGAAAGTTTTAATTTCATTCATTAACTCTTCACCTCTTCTTTAATTTCTAAAATTTTCGCAATACGTTTCTTTTGTTCAAAAGCATCTCTACGTCCACGTAAAATATCCGATAAGTAAGCACTTGAAATTTCTAGCATTTCCGCAAGTTGCTTGTTTGTCATGTTGCGTTTTAATAATTCCGTTCTCACTTTCAAGCCGAAATCTGTTGTCGACATATTAGCACCTCCTATAACATTTTTTCTAAGCAAATAAATTATCTGTTGAACACCAATAACTTTTATGCTAATATTTAAGCATAGTTTAATAAACCTATAACAATTCGTAATGCCTGTCATAAAGGTATTGAATACTCGTTCCCCAACGAATAATTGTTATGTGTTTAGTAAGCTAAATTTAAAGCTTAAATACAGTATATTAACTTTTATGCTAATTGTCAACAAAAATAGCGAAAAAGTTAATCTGTGATAGGAGAAATTTATGAATCTAGTACAAAGAATCCGTAATTTGTGCAATTCAAAAGGTATGACTTTTGCTGAATTAGAGAGAACTTTAGGGTTTTCAAACGGACAAATCAGAAGATGGGAGAAAACCAAACCAGGCATTGATAAGGTGCAAAAAATTGCCGATCACTTCGATGTATCAGTTGATTACTTATTAGGTAGAGAAAAAGATGAGTACTCCGGAGAAGATAAAAGTGAAGATATTCTTATTATGCATCGAGCTACAGAAAATATGACGGAGGCACAAAGGCAAAAAGCTTTGACTATATTAGAAGCAATGTTTGATGATTGGGATGATTTAACTAAGTAACAAAGGGGCTTTTTAATTGAAATTAAATTATGAAAAATCTTTTTTTAAATCTGCGAAAGCAGTTTACGAGATCACAAATGGTCTATATAACTTATCTTTTCCTTTAGATATATTTGAAATTATCTCAAAAGATAAACGTATTAAATTAGTGACTTTCTCTGAATTTTCTCAGAATACTGGCACTTTATATTTTAAAATACCTTCTATTTTCGGTTCAGAAGAAGCGTTTCATATTAGAAAAGGAGACAAAGCGATTATAGTTTATAACGATTTACTGCCTATGAATCGTCTAAGATTTACTTTAGCTCATGAATATGGTCATTTTATAATGGGACATACTGGAGTTAATTTAAATAAAACATTCACATATAAAGATTATTATAGAAGGATTGCTGAAGAATATGAAGCAAACTCATTTGCTTCATGTTTATTGTTTCCTTTACATATAAGATACAAATATATAAACAACTTTAATATTGAGCAAATTTCGTACAAGTATCAAATGAGTTTTCAAGCGATCCATATAGCGGTAAAAGTAATCAGAAGACATATACACAATGGGTTAAACGACTATATGTCAAATAACGAAAATTACCACGCAGAAAACTACTTAAGTTTTTTAGAAGAGAAAATGGAAAGCAAATCTGATTTTATAAATGAATTTAAATATGCTTATGATCTAACGATTTAA